TGCTTCTCGAAAGGCTTAATAAATCTCTCAGAGAAAGCATCAGTGCTGGACCGTGGATTACCCGACAGCCATATCTGACTGTCCTGCTCTCGGAGAGTAGGAGTTAAAGCCTTGAGACTATCGAAAGATATTGTCTGCGCTTCCTCAACCCAGAACAGGTTGAATCCGAACATCGACTTGACCGCCTCCACGTTGCGAGCCAAACCTCTGAATTTAAAGCTAGGTTCACCGTTGAAGAGTATTTGATTGTTCTGGACCTCAAAGTCCTCAAGCCCGTAGCTCTCTATCTGCGAGGCCAGCAGGCTGTGTACCGAGTCATCAATGGAGTTCTGAAACTCTCGGAAGGCTCCGATCTTCTGGCCGCGCAGTGCCTTTAGAAGACACAGGGATGCTAGGCCATAGCTTTTGCCGCTGCCTCTGCCGCCGTAGACCACAATGAAGCGTTGTTTAGCCTCAAGCACTGGTAACAGCTTTGGAGCGATCTGCAGATTCAGTCTAGGTCTCCCGGATTCACTACCTCAATGGTAACGTGGTAGTCCTTCTCAATCGGCCTTCCCTCTGGGCCTGATATCTCCTGACGGCTCTTCTCGGTCCATCCCATCCTTTGAGACAGCCAGAGCTTCATGCTTGGATGATCGCCTTCCATCGCCTTGTCATAGAGCTTCTCAACCATAATTATCCCGGCTCTGGTCAGGCCACGCTTATAACTATCAGAAACTCTGCTATCCCGCTTCATTATTTCCTTTAACGTGTTGACGCTAATACAGAAATAATCCGCAAGCTGCTGTTGCGTTAATGATGGTGCAAGCCTTTCAACCTCGGCTACCTCATCATCGGTAAATACTTTCTCTGGTCGCGCCATTAGAGAAACTCTTGCTGTGTCTCTGGGATAATTGTCTGAGCTATGCCAGCCTCAGTTCGATTATGCCTACGGGCCATAGCCTCCATGTAGGCTTTGTGATCCTTGTGCCTGATGCGCTCTCCTGATCTCTTTGCGCTTTGATATATCGCAATGAGAAAATCATCATCTTCCTGTGTTTTCTTCAGAAGATAATGCGGATCAGCGTCAAATTCTTTACTGTCTTCAAACAGCGCACTTGCATTTAGACCTATGGATTCTACCACACTATCACCTTTAGCGCCGCAGGCAAAGCAATACATCAGCAGCTTTCTGTCCTTCACGCTGACGGTCATGCTGGGATTCTTGTCATCGTGAACCGGGCAACAGGCAGTCCAGCTCTCTTCTCCGCGCCGTCTTACCTTGTCCAGACGGTCTAATACTTGGTCATACCACATTCGTTTCTATCGCCTCCTACGCGGCCTGAGCCGCGCTTGATAATACAGTTGCTTTGGATGGACGCTTGAAGAAGCCAAACTTAGAATCTTTGTCTGACTGCGTGACTGCCGCAGTAAACTGGATGCGATCATTGCGGTTAGCATCAAGGCTTGATGGCACTGTTCCCCAGACGCGGAAGCCACGGTCATCCTGAACAAGCATCTTGAGAGTGCTGCCGTAGTAGCTCTCCTGCCATTTCATTGCAAGCAAAGTGCCAGTAATAACCAGACGGCCTTCAGGAACATCTTCTCCTTCCGCGTGGACCGCATCGCGCTCAGCAAGCTCTTGCTCTGTCTTTTCCTGAGCCAGACGCTGCAGCTTGTAGATGTCGCCCATGAGGTAATCCTCAATCGCTTCGATTAAGTCCTTTGGGCATTTGCTGACGTAAACGTAGCAAAGCGTACCGGAACCGCCTTCATAATGCGCTCCAGTGCCTACGCCGATAAGTTTCTTCTGCACCTGCGGCAAAGCGTTAAAATGGCTGATGAAATCTTCAGCACGGTCTACAGGAACGTCTGTAATTCTATGGTCCTGTGAAAATGCGCCAAGCTTATGGCTCGCGTGATCTTCGTCCTCCGGCCACGGCAGAAATTGACCTTTCAAGTAAACATTGCTGCCTTCGTCAGTTTCCCAACGGTAGCCTTCGATAGGCGCGTGGAATCCGGCGCTGGATATGTTTGGCTCAATGCCATCATTCCGCTCTGCCGCCACACGCGCAAGACGGGTCTGATATGCCTTGATGCCGCGCTCACGGGCAGCTTCATAGTCTTCGATACGCTGACCTAACCAGTTGTAGAATTGCTCGCTCATTCGTTTTTCTCCTCAAAGGAGCAGCACCGCGCCGCTCTATGGTTCCCATTCTACTGGCATATCACACAGAGTCAACACTTTTTCACACTTTCACCAAAATAAGTTAAAAAGCCCGTGCGTGGGCCAGTCGGTCAGATCACAAGCTGGAGTTGCCACGAATTGGCGGTAGGCTTGCTCTGACTGCAGGTGTTTTTCGGGAGAAATCCAACGCACCGCCTGCTGACGCTCATTTGTCACGCCTGTGGGCGTAACGTATGTTCCTAGAAGTAATCCATCTTACAGCCTCTGGTAGCGGCTCCTTTTCTACCTGCTTGAGACCATTGGGCGCACAGCTCATAGCCTCGATGTATTTATGATAGGCCCAGCCGTGCTTGTAGTTCTGTTGCTTGGCATACCACAGGAAGCTGCTGTACCACGCCTGCTTGTCCTCTTTTGTCAGTGTGGCTCTTCTCTGGGCCGCTGGTGACATATTCTTAGCCTTCACCAGCATCTCGCCATTATCCTTGAGCACAGGCACATCGCTAGGCAAAACGTGTCCACAAGCCTTACAGCGCCTGCCTGTCATAGCACTACGGCATACTGGGCAAGGCCGGACTATTGGCTCGCGCTCCTCCTGCTTGGTCTGCTTCTTCTCGTCAAATCTGCGATCACCTGAATCCAGCTCATGCGGGATGATGTCTTCTGGAAAGCAATTGAAATGTTCAAGGTTACCAGCATGATCGAGCACCGTGGCCTTCTCCTTGCCGGGATGAATCCGCCAGCACCTTCCGATTCTTTGAATCCACGCAATGCGGCTCTTGGTCTTGTAGGCGTCAATGATGATCTCAATGCCAGTATCGTCAAAGCCTGTGTTGGTCAGCTTGGAGTTGACCAGAATCTTATAGTCTCCGCGCTTGAAGTCCTCAAAGATGTAGTTCTGTAGCTCACGATCCATATAGCCATCAACGTGGACGGCGATCTCAGAGCCGATCTCAGAGTTGAAACGCTCAACTAGGCTCTTGCTGTAGGCTATGGACGGAGCAAAGCACAGAGCGCGTCTGGTGAGCCCGTTGCTGTGCTTGACGTAGTTCTGCACGATATCGCCAGCCAGCGTGTCATCATCCAGCATCTTCTGGCCCAGAGCCTTCGGATCATAGTCGCTGCCTCCTGTGCTGAGCGCCTTTGTCTTGATGCCAGATGCGTCAACTGACCTGCCGACGTAATATTCTGTTGGCGTAAGCCAGCCTTCATCAATCAAGTCTCTTGGCGTACAAGTGACGATCAGATCATCGTACAAGCCTTCAGCGGCCATGCCTTTGCTGTACGGCGTAGCAGACAGGCCAATCCACGGTATGCCGGTTAAGCGCCTCATAAGCTCTGTCACGCCTTTGTAGAGCGTATGGCACTCATCTACTACTGCAATGTCAAAACCGAACCGCTTGCGTCTCAGAGCCGTCTGGATGCTTACAATCTGTATCTGCTTCCTCGGATCATAACGCGGGTCATCGCCCTGCATCACGCTGTAGCTGCAATTACAGCTATCGAAAACCTGCGTTGTTTGAGTCAGCAGCTTCAACCTGTCTACGAAAAACACAGCCCGATAGTCTGGATTGTGCTTGTTCTTCTCCACAGCGTTCATCAGGATGTAGGCCGCAATGTGCGTCTTGCCCATACTGCACGGCGCTGCCAATACCGGCCTCTTATGGCCTGACCGCAAGCTGGCGCGTAGTGCGTCAACTGCGGTCTTCTGGTGTGGCCTTAGCTCAATTGACACAGGCGCTACCGCATCTATAAGTTGGCTTCCACGGCTCGCAATGCTCAGATCCTGCCGGAATGCCTACATAGTCATGCCCTGTCGCTTCCCACGCTTTGCGTCCTTGACAAGCATCGCTGTAGTAGGGATCTGTCGAGAATATTCCGTTTAACAGCATTATGAGCATAAACATAAACAGAATTGTGGTTGCTGCTGCGTACAGGCTTTCTTTTACTATCTTCATTATTGAGCCTCCGCGATCTTCTGAATTTCGTCACGGGTCATTTTATCAACAGCTTCCTGCATTATCTTGCGAGCAAACTGAGCGCTGTCGAGCGAACCGCTATTCATGAATGACATAAGAGCATTGGTGATTTCTCCAGCGTCAGCGCAAAGATTGAAAGCCTCATACATAACATTGTGTGCAGCGTCTGAGTTATCTGGGTGAGTGAGCTTGTCCTGAATGTCCTCAAACAGTTGTCGATCAAGGACATCAAAGTCAACGTAACCGTCAACTGTGGCTCTTCGTATTTCTTCGTAAGTTGAAGTTGTAAAGACATCTAACATTCGCGTTCTCCGTAAAAGGAGCCGCACCGCGCAGCTCCATGATTCGTATTATACACAGGTCTTACACTAATGCAACACCTAATCCTTGAGCGCCGCGATTGCAGCGCTGAGTGATTTGAATTGATTGTCTTGGCCTTCGAACCATTCTCCTACTGAGAACATACCTTGCCACCGCTCGATGCTGTAATACTTACCAGCAACCTTGACCTCGTACTCAGTGTAGCCGTCTTCCCGTTCGAATACTTTCTTGGCCTTGATTGTCATCTGGCTCCTCCTAGACTCGAACGGTGATTCGGGCGCTGACAACTTCCTGCTTCTTGGTGTGAGCGCTGATGAATTGTGGTGACAGCTTGAGCTTGACCGCTTTCATGTCCAGCGTCTTACGCTCTGCTACGGATACTGTCAGGATGCCGTTGTTGCCTTTGTACTTGCCAGCACCTGCTTTTTTGAAGTCAGTTATCAGAGACTGCTGGGCAGCTTTTAGGCCAGCAATCTGAGCCTCTAACTCTACAATTCGGTCTATTTGTTGAGCTTGTGTCATTCGTTTTTCTCCGGTTTGTGAGCTGCACCATGCCTCTCACTGAATACAATCTTAGTCTATTGCTTACACCGCGTCAACACATCTTTTGCACTTTTCTAGGCAAAAATGTCATTTAGATGCTTTGGGACACCAGTATTCATATCAGAGCGTGGTACGAGAGATCAAGATTGCAAGAACGCCTTCACCTATCCGTGGTAGCCGCGTCGAGCCTCCATTGTGTCCGTGAGCTTGTTTGCCGCCTTCGCTTCGCTGGTCAGGCGCGGTCGCATCAAAACCCGTTGATTTCTAGTGTTCCGGCCTACAAAGCTCGCCGTGAGCATAATCACTGAGTTGCGGTCAGGATTTACCACACCGTCTTGCGAGGATAATTCAAACTCAAAAATAAGTCTACGGACAAAACAGCAAAATATTTAGGCATTTTTGTCCGTGACTTTGTGGTACTATTGTGTTGTGCGGTCATCGTGCTAAGAAACAGCACCTTGCACCCGTCAGCAAGCGGATTAAAGTCCTCTAAATCCCGTTAATCTCGTGGTCCGGCTGATCGCACTCCTCTTCACCTGTTGACACGCCTGGCACACTCAACTACACTCGCCTTTCCTTTTACACCTTGACGGGATAATTTTATGGAAAACATTGAGTTTTGGAAGTCCTTTGCGAAATGCAGAGGGAAGTTTGTCACACCAGAAAAAGACCAAACGAACAAGCACACCAAGCAGAAATACTGGTCTGTAGCTGTGCTGAACGATGCAGCGCGGGACTGCTTTGGTGATGAAATCGTGTACTACTTCACTGATGTCAACGCTGAGGATCAGCTAGGCTGCACTATCACGCTGATCCATTTGAAGAGCGGTCAATCACACTCCCAGCTTACGTTAGTCGATAAGGTCAAGAAGACTGAGCAAGGCTGTGGCACTGGCTATACCTACGCCAAACGCTACTGCCTGATGGGCCTGTTTGCTCTCGGTGATCCTGAGAATGACAATGACGCGCAGCACGAAGCTGAAGAGCCTGCTGAGACCGGCAAGATAGACAGCATAAAGGCTGACTGCGAGAAGGCTGGTATGAATCTTGAAACGTGCCTGCGGTCTGTGAAGGCTAACAACTGGAATCTTAGCGAAAAGCAGATAGCGCAGCTTAGGAAGATTCTCAAAGAGCGAGAGCAAGTATCTCAGCAGGACTCATTCCTATGAGATATTTCTATCACGAGCAAGGCAGCGATGAATGGCTGAGAAGCAGATGCGGGTTCATCACTGCGTCTAACTTCAAACTTTTAGTTACAACGACAGGCACTAAAAGTCGGTCAGCCAAAACCTACCTGAATAAAGTTGTCGCTGAGCGCGAAGTTCCTATACCCATTGAAACTTACAAATCTAAATCAATGGAGACAGGCACTGAGCGAGAGGATGAAGCTCGAAGCAAATTTGAGCTGCTGCACAACATAGAGATTAAGCAGGTTGGCATGATTGCTTTGGACGATCACGATGTAGGGTGCTCGCCAGACGGCCTGTGGGCCGATACAGGCATCGAAATCAAATGCCCAGAGCGTCATACTCATACAGGTTACAGGCTTGATGGCGGCCTTCCTAGCGAGTATTTCCAGCAAGTACAAGGCACTATGTGGGTGCTTGGCTTGGATTATTACTGGTTTTACTCTTACAACCCAGATCATCATGATTTTAAAATAAAAGTAGAACGTGATGATGAATGGATCGACAAAGCGTCCAAGATAATTATCGAGGCCGCACAATTAGCAGATAAACAAACAAGGAGACTGATAGATGGATAATTACAAGCCAAAAGAATGGGTCCAGTTGATGGGCATTAATAAGTCTAAATTTGAAGATGATCAGTATTACGCCAGCATCTCGGAGGATGACATGAAGGCTCTGTTTGAGGCTGTCAATTCGGGTCAGATAAAAAAGACACAATACGGTTATGAGCTGAAAGGCTGGGTAAATACCAATAGCAAAACTGGTGCTAAATTTATTTCCTTGAAGTGGGAAAAGATTGCTAGCGAAAAGCCCAATCCTGCCAGCGGTCCAGACACAACCATTGAATTAGCTGAGGACGTGCCTTTCTGATGAAAGTTGTAGAGTTTGAAAAAGCTGAGCGACAGATCAAAAACGAAGCAGTAAAAGCGTTTGTTGAGATGGGCTACTCGCAGGCCATCGAGTTTGAGGATTACGATGAAATGCGAAGAGCTTACTGGTCAATCAAAGGCTGGCTGCGAGGCAAGGACATTACCTTCGACGTACAGCAGGTAACCAATGGCGGCTTTCACATTGTGAAGGTGAGGAAGTCTGATGCCTAAAATAACCATCAAGCCAGAAGATAGATGGTTTTCTAAGTGCGTCCGAGAGGCTGCTGATTGGACTTGTGAATGCTGCGGGAAGAAGTACGAGGAGAACAGCTCTGCGCTACACGCCTCGCACTACTTCTCTCGGCGGCACAAGGCTATAAGATATTGCCCTGACAATGTTTTTGCTCATTGCTTCGGATGCCATCAGAAGCTCGGCGGCAACCCGGATGACTTTCACAAATGGATGGTCAACAAGGTAGGAGAGGCGATGCTTGAGATACTGCGTGAGAAGCGCAACGACATCGGCTTAGCTAAGACTATCAACAAGAACAAGAAGGATGTGGCACGGCACTACCGTGAAGAGTACAAGCGCATCAAGGCTGTCAGAGATGCTGGTGCGGTTGGTTTTATAGACATCATTGAATACTAGGAGACTCAAATGACGGGCGAGTTTATTCCAAGCAAAAAATCTGTTTGGCCCAGTGCTGGCAAATCTAGGCTATTCGGAAATGTTTCTGATGAGAGTAAAAGAAGGATCGTGCAAAAGAAAGCGGAAACCAAAAAAAGCGTTTCTGAAATACTTGATGAGCTTATTACAAAGTATTTGGCTCTAATAGAGCCAAGAAAAAATCAATATGTTGGCAAAGGTTGGCCGAAAGAAGTAATAGATAAGCTAGAACACAAGTGTCAAAAATGCGGAGCAACAGCAAAAGAAGCTCAGTTGCATATAGACCATATCGCTCCTGCAAGCCTTTTCCCAGAGCTTTGCAAAAGCCCAGATAACATACAAATACTTTGCCAAACTTGTAATTCCAGCAAAGGCAATCGTTATATAAGAGATTATAGGTGAAGGAGACTCAAATGACGGGTGAGTTGTGGATCGTAAACACTGAGCATAAATTAGAAAATGTTAAGAAGCATATCGAAGAGGCTTGGCAAAAGGACCGATACTTGGTCATAACCTGCAAGACAGGTAAGCAACGTAGCATCAGGCAAAACTCTGCACTTCATTTATGGTGCGAGCAGATAGCCGCTGAGCTGAACGAACGCCATTTGGATGTACGAGTTCTGCTTGAGCATCATCCAGAGATTGAGTGGAACCGTGAGGCTGTTAAAAGCTACTTGTGGAAACCCGTTCAGAAGGCTCAGACGGGTGAAGAATCAAGCGCAAAGGTAAACAAAGTAGACTACATTAAAACGTATGAAGTTTTGAATAAATACCTTGGCGAAAAGTTCGGCATCCACGTTCCGTGGCCTGTGAATGATAATACTGAAGATTGATCCCAACTGGCTAGACATTGCCTACGGTGAGCCTGAAACGCTAAATCATCAAAGCGTAAATAGTAACAGCAAGATAACAGGCACTCTTGGCGAGCTAGCTACCTGTCAGGTATTAGATGGACTCGGCATTTCTTTTGATTTTGCCGATTCCAAAGATTACGATCTAATTGTGAAAGGTCTGAGATTTGACGTTAAAAGTAGTCGAGCGCCGAAGTACGGAAAGCGAGAAGCAGGTAACGGATTAGTTACGGCGTATCTCCGAGACCATCAAAAGTGTGATGTTTACATTTTTTGCTGCGTTGACATAGACAAAGAAGAAATTGCTGTTATGGGCTACTGCAGCAAAGAATGGTTTTGGACCACAAAAAAAGGAAACGATTACGCCGCCGGAGAAATAGTTAAGACTAGGCGAATAAAATCAGACGCTAGGCTGTTAGGATACCGTTATTTAAAAGATATTGAAGAGATCGCAAAATGGAAGGCATAAGTTTTATTTTAAAAAATCCAGAAGACTGCGAAGAATGGCTGAAGAGAGCTGCTGAAAACTTTAACAGCCGTGACCTTAACTACATAGCCACGCTTGCTTGGAACCTTGGACATCTTGAAGACTTTGTTTTCGCTGACGAAGATCGCAGCAAAGAGTTCTTCAGGTATATGGAAGAGAGTGACCGATACGGATCAGAGCTGCACTAATTCTCTGTTACGGATGTGCGCGGCTGCTATATCAGCTTTGTTCTGCCCGTAGTACGGAACAGCGTGGTGAGCTTGTATCATCTCATCGCAGAGCCATTTATCATCTACGCAGAAATCACCTAAATATCTGCCGTACTTGCCTTTCTCTCTCGTCTTGAGAAGTATGTGATCGCTGTTCAGAAAGTCTTTGACAAACTTCTTAGAGGCTTTGCCGAATTGTTTTTCTTCCAAATCTCTAGTGCGAGACTCGGGAGCGTCAATACCGTACAGACGAATGCGCTGCTTACGCACACTAACAGACCAACCCAGATCAACATTGACATCAATAGTATCTCCATCAACGACTCTAACAATCTCACAAACAAAGATATAAGGATCATACATACTCGCCTGACCTTATGATATCGGCAAGCTCTAACGCTCTACCGCCTACCTGCTTTGCCCATCGGCTATCAAGAAACTCAGTGCTAGCCTCATCGTAATTGCCCTCTTCCATCGCGGCTAGTGCTCGCTTAAAAAGTCTGAACCTTGTCGCGCCCAGATTCAGAAAGATATTGATGATTGCCTCTTGACGCGTTTCATCTAATTGACCAAACCACGGATACTCAGCGCTAAGCTCTTTTATACATCGAAGGATGTCATTCGACAGCAGGTATTCTATCTCTTCCATTGCCAGCCCTATGCCGCCCTCTGGATCAATATTTCTACCAACGCCAATAGTCAGCTTACCGCTTGAGCATTTGTAAGCGTGAGTCTCTACGCCCTCGTGGCGCTTTAGTTGTTCAATTAGCTTATCCATCTTATTCACTTCTGAGAGCCTCCATAAAAGAACGCCGCGCAGGTTCCCAGTATTCCTGATAGCTGGCCCAGCACGAGTGAGATTATGGTCTCATCATTTTGATCGTGAGGCAGAATAGTCACGGTCATTACATAAGCTCCGTACAAAATAAGAGCAAGAATGCAAAAGACTTTAGGCGTAACATCGCTTGCAAACTTAGTCCTAGCATCCTTCCTGTCCTCAACCTCAGTCTTAAATGACTCAAGGTCTATCTCCATTTCTCGGATCTTTGTTTTAAAATCTTGATCTGCTTGTTTTACAAGAACCGCTTTGTCAGGTTCGCGCTCTATTAAATCCTCGATTTCATTAGCAGTTGCAGTTTCAGGCAAGCCTAGTTTAGATGCAGCCATCTTTACAGCCATTCCTGCCATCGGACCGCCTGCAGCACTAGCTATCGTTGGCGCTAGTGATTTAAGCAAGCCGCCTAATTTCATTCGACAGTTTCCACAATAGTGTCAATTGTGTCGCAAACGTCAGGAACAATAACGCCAGCCGTGGCAGAAAGCGCTCCTCTGCCCACTGCCCGAACACCTTTGTAAAAGGAAGAGCAGTATATTTCTTTGTTAGCAATAACTTGTTCAACAGATGTGCAGCTTGATAAGGTAAACACAAACAATAGACAAATCAGTCTCATTTCATTTTCTCCAGTTGCCTAGCAGCTTCTTGGTTTATAGGCTTTACCTTCTCTTGAGAATCAAGATACTCTTTTAGCCTTTTCTTGTAATCGTTCATGCTGTGGTCAGCGACTCTATCGGCCACGCCGCCTCTGTCAGCTCTTCTAGTGTCCTTGCTGGGATTTATATAGTCTGGGCCTGTATTGCTAAAGTATAGCATTGTCTGCGACTTAGAAGGCCCGTAGAGCAGCCGTGGGACTCGTGCAACCATATCACTGCCGTTTACGCAGGATATCTGATTGTCGAGCTTCATCGGCCTCTTAAAGCCTTTAAAAAACGTGTTCGGCTTACCGAATGTGATGAGATTGATATTGTCGTGCTTGCCGTTCATCTTGGAGGCAGACATCTCTGCGAGCGCACCTCCTAGACTGTGGCCTGTAAACATCGTTCGCTTTTTTGGGTCAATGTGCTTCTTGATCTCTTTCCAGATAGAAGCGTGTTGTAGAACGAAACCTGCGTGGCACATCCTTCCGGCATACGGAACCGGGATAGCAGTCAGGTCAGTTATGATGTCGTTTAGCTTTTTCTCAGTACCTCGAAAAGCAATAACATCTATGCTTTTGCGCTTGATTACAAAAGCCGTGGCTCCTGTGATCTTGTTTTCTATCTTTATGGCGTCCTTATTCTTCTGGTTGTAAGCCTTCTCTGACCAGCTTGCAGCCATATTTAGTAAAACAGGATCAAGTTTCATTTCTCGGCCTTGTTATCTAGTTTCTTAAAAATAGCGCCTAGTGTTTCTTTGATCTCACGGATGTCCTCGCGGTAATCATCTTTAGCAACGTACTTTTCAGGAATTTGCTTCATGTCAGCGTCGATTCTATCAAGCAAGACAAAAACACGATTAACTAGCCAACCGCCACCAAAGCTAATGATTGCTAAAAATACGTTAAATCCAGTTTGAAATTCCATTTACTCTTCCACGTTTAAAGGGTTATCCAGTATGCGCTGGATACGTTCTTCAAGGTCATCACGCATTGCTCGTAGTTCGTTATCTACATCTCTAAGACTGTCGTTTACACGCTCTTCTAAAGCGTACACGTCATCTCTAAGCTCTCTCGTGGCTAAGACAACAGAATCATCAGTGCCTCTAGCAATCCGCTCTGTGGCGTCTATATCGACTTGCAGGCGGTCTATGTTATTCATCAACTCGACTATATCTTGATCTAAAGCTCGTTCCACGGCTGCTATTAAGACTTCAGCAGCATCTAATTTAGTGCTTAATACGGCTAATTCTTCGTCATACGAGCTAAAGTCAGGCGAAACGTAGGCAGTTACTGCTTCTTCGGCATCCAACAAACGCTGATACAACTCGAAGCCTCCCCACATCGCTGCGCCAATACTACCTAAAAACGGTATAATTAGCAGTAACTTACCGCCAGATACCTTTACCTCACCGACTTCTATCTCTGCCATTGCAGGTCCACCAAATCGTTGTAGCCTTGATTACCCGTCACACGCAAAATACCCACAGGATTTGCCCGAATATTGTTTGCTGGATAAGGTTGCGTGGACGAGTAAAACTCTCTATCTGTAAGACTTACATCTTGATACTGACTAAACGCCGGGTTGTTAGAGATTAAAAAAACAGCAAGGCTCTGGTCTGTAAATCCACCCGTGTCCTCTAAGTTCTCTAGCTGGCTGTCTAAACTCTGCTGTACATCAGCTTGGCTCATAGCTCGAATCTGCGTCTCAGCTCTTTGCACTGTGCGCTGTTCGTCGCGGCTCGGAGGTGTTACGTCAAAGCGGCTAAAGTCCGGTAGCTGTGCTGACAAGAATTGCCCTACGCTCTGCCCTGTCGCAATAGCATCGTTAAAATCGTTTTCAAACTGCATTTGCGCTGGAGGAGCCAAACTTTCTTGAGTCAGCCCGTTTACTTCTTGCTGTTCTGATTGAGTTACAAATACCTCAGTAATTTGCTGCTGCATCTCTGTTACTGCTTGGTCTGAGTCGATCTCATCTACACTCATAACCGTTTGCGGCTGATAGCTTTGGGATGTAAGGCTCATAGCAATCCCAACAACATCAATGGCTGGTTTTGCAACAGCGCTCACGCTTTTTGCCGCAGGTTCTGCTCGTGTCTCTGCGGCTACTTCAACAAGAGCGGCTTGGGCTTCGACAGGTCTTGCGACGTCCACTATCGGCTCTGCCCTAACAACAACACGTTCTGGAGCAGGTTCTGGTCTTGGCTCCCGAGTTACTTGGACAACCTCAACTGATGTTTCGACAGCTTCTACTGGTCTAGTCTCTCTAACCTGTTCTACAGTCTGCCGCTCACCTGTAATTTCTTGCTGCTGTCTACTAGGCTCTATAGGATTCGGGCTTGCAAACATTTGCTCCTGCGGTGCTTCCTGATAAATCTGCGGAGCTAATTGCGTTAATGCTCTCGGTCTTCCCATAGCGTCTGGCTGATCTAGATACAAAAAGTCATCAGCCGAATCGCCAAATACAGTATCAACCGCTTGCTCTGCGTAGGTAGGAGGAGCTGATTCTTGACCGCCACCACCTTTTGGTTGGTTCAATGTGCTGGCCTGCCCTACCAGACCAAATACATCGCCATAGTTGTTAGTTGTCAGATCACCGCCGTAGCCAGAGATTAATTGTCCTGTAGCGTTTGGGTTCATCGTAAACTTGTCACCATAAAACTGCTGCGTATGCCAAAACGGGTCAGCGGCAGTGTCGCCTGTCCAGCCGATAAAGGCTTGATGACTGTCGATAGCTACATCTTGGTATAGGTACTCATACCCGCCAGTTTTATCTATGTTCAACTGAAACGTATTAACAGAGTTAGGCCGGTTGTATTCGGTGACTTTGTACCAGAGAAACTTAGACTCGGCTTCGTTTGTCGAGTAGTAATACCCGTCACCGTCTCTTATATTGGTGTCATCAAGATCAGTCCATAACGGAGCAAGCATATAGCTAAACTGCCCGACCTTGGCATCTAGGTAGTTAGGTGTACCCGCACTAAAGTTATAACCATCACAGCAGTGACCGTATGTCGGACGTGTTTGAACGCCTAGATTGTTCTGATTAGTAGGCGACCAAAGCAAAATAAACCCGTTGGTCGACATCCAAGCGTCAGTAAATACTTTGTCCAAGTACGGGAAATCATGCCCAAGCTGAACGTGATAGGCAGAATCGTCTACACCATTCATAACTTGCGTCATGCCAACAGGATCGAGGTCAGCATAAGCAATAGCTGGAAACAGGATAAGTAACGTCAGACGTTTCAACGGACTCTCCTGTCAGGCTCTGGGATTCGATCAGGGTTAGCTTCCCACAACGCTTTTGCCTCATCTCCTATCTTGCCCTCGTAAGGACACGGTGTCCCTGCGCTCATCATGCTTGACCAGACACGGTAGTCCTGACACATCAATGACACAGCGGCAACCCGCATACCCATATCGTAAAGTGTTTTACCTAACTTTATTCTTTCGCAGTTGATGTCTCTGACAGAACGTCCTGTAGATAAACCTAATATCTGTGTTTGGACAGCACCAGATATGCCTGTTGTACATAGATCTTGGCTGTAGCTGCTACCAATACTAGGAGCAATTGCGCTTGGCGGCGGTGACTCTACCTTTTGTGTTACTCGCTGCGTTGAGTCGCTAATGCTCTGGCTGTTGGTTACGTTGTTGTTAGTGTTCATTGCCGTAATATCACTCACGCTAGCGCTTGTGCTAAAGCTCGTACTATTGGACGTTGAGGCAGATGTTGAATTGCTGGTGTTAGTGTTGTTGCTCGTCGATATCGAGTTATTGACGTTCGTATTGGTGTTATTGCTCGTATTTGTATTGGTGTTGGTATTGTTAGACGTATTGGTGTTGATGTTGTTAATCAAGCCAGTGTAGTCCGTAGTGTTTATATTCGTGTTGGCGTTTGTTGAGTTAGTAGTTGTGTTAATCGTAGAGTTGTTAGTATTTGTGTTGGCAGATGTGCCAGTGTAAGTAGTGTTGTTAGTGTTGTTATTGTTGTTGTTATTGGTATTAGTGCTAGTTGCTGTGCTTGTTGCAGTCGTAGTGATCTCTGTCTGCGTCTGTGCATATACAGGCAGAGATATAAAGCTCAATACTGTGATCGCAACGTATTTGTTCATTGCACAAAATTAAACAATCCTAACCTTCAAGTTAGCCGCGTTATTTGACGTTATCCTAACCTTGTTCTGGGCAGGTGCATCGTAGGTGTAGTCAGTTCCTAGTATTGCGCCTTGGTTCAAAACATTGGCATCGTAGTTAATCGCCACACCGTCACTGGATGGAACCGTACTACCGCTAGACATGTTAAAGATAATTGCTAAGTCTAGGTCATCAGCTAGAGTGAAGTGATTGGCATCAGGGATAGCGTCTAGTTGGGTTTTGTTCATTTGGTTTGCAGCCGTTCCCATTGCCTCCTGTATAGCGTAAAGCTCTGCATTTACTGTGGCGTTAGTCCAAGTCGTAGAGCCATACGTTGCGTTAGAGTTGTACTGCCAAGTGCCTGAGTTGTTCCTGACTATACTCCTCTCACCATCAGTGCCTTTGGCAACCTTCCACGTTGTACGGTCATCAGTAGATACGCAGTAGTAGATAGCACCATTACCAGCAGCTTCATCTGCTGTCATTGAATTAATATCAGTCCAGTATTGAGAGTCTGTAGAGGTGGTGGTGTGAGCAGCGTGATAACCGCTTGCAATTAGTGTTGAGCCAGAAGTGTAAGAATACACCTTGTCGTTTTGATTCCCTGTTATAAACATCTTTGTGCCGTCTGCACTGAATGCTATTCCAGTTGGATTTGAGTCTACACTCGCAGTATTAAAAGATGTGCCTGAATAGCTCCCGCTTGTTATTAAGAAGGCAGTTGATAAATTGTATTGAAATATATTGTTAGTTGCCGTTTCATTAAGAACAAATACTTTTGTTCCGTCATTTGAAAAGAACAAGCCTTGTGCTGATGTAGCCTGCGATGCAACACTAAGAACACCAACATGCGTTGCCGAGGTTATGTCGTTTGCTGTACTCAGATTCCACTGATTAATCTCATCATCTGTATCACCTATCGTGTACAGCTTTGTACCGCCACTTGCTAGTTGAACAGCGCGTGGGTTGCTTTGTAGTGATGACGTATCTAACTGTGCGGTTTTACTGACGTTGCTTAAATCAAAGCCTGTTGTCAGTGTATATTCAGCAATTCTTGGCCCTGAATACTGAGCTATCAGCATTATAGTTCCGTCATCAGAAAAACATATTCCTGTAGGGATATTGCCTGAATCTGAAACACTAGCCGAACGTGTAAACGATTCTGTCGTGATGTCGTAATTTGTACTCAAAGCATATTCATTGACCCTGTCGTTTTGGCTATCAACGATAAACATCTTTGAACCGTCAGAATTAAAAGCAATATCTTCTGGTGCGGTGCCTTCTGCTGATAAAGCTCTGTCAGTTACATAAGATGCGGTTGCAATGCCATAACCAACTGTATTGCTGCTTAGCTCTAAGTCTCCATCAGTCGTATTGAATTGGATACCATACATCTTCCATGAGCCAGATGCTATTGCGTTTGTGTTTGTGAAATTAGTGAGTGCGTTATAAGTACCACTCGTTGCCGTTAATACCGCCACACCACCATTACCTTCAATCACCTTTCCAACATCAGCAGATGCAAATGAGCCTGAGCCTAATGTAAATGTACCGTTACCAACAGCAGAAGGCGTTAAAGTTACAGCAGGAGCAGTGTTATACCGCGTGTAGTTCTCCGAGGATGAATTAACATCCCAGTCGTTATTGCTTACACCTGTCTGAGCAACTTCTTTAGTTACTCCAATAACAGGAGACAGCACATTACCCGACAAGGTAATAGTAGATGTTTCACCTGCGGAGTATGTCTTGGTTTGAGTGCCAGCGGTCACAGAAATATTGTTTAACTGTGTTTGTATACTACTGGTCACACCATCCACATAGCCCAACTCTGTAGCTGTAAGACCAGCAGGAATGCCATCTAATACGTTTACCTCTGCTGCCGTAGCTGTGACATCAGACACCTGAGATAAAGTAATGCTTGTTGCAGTAGGTGCTACGTTTGCCCAAGAAGAGCCTCCGTATACTTTCATCACATTGGAAGACGTATTGAAATAAATCGCACCAGTAACTAGCGCATTGCCATCGTTGTCTACTGTTGGATCACTCGACTTAGCGCCTAGATACCTATCATCAAATTCATCGTATTTATTAGCCGCATCTGTGGCTGACGAAGCAGCCGAAGTAGCACTTCCTGCCGCTGCTGTGGCTGATGACGCACTAGCTGTCGCGCTGGTAGCAGATTCTCCAGCCTTAGTCGTTGCTATCCCAGCCTGAGTTGTCGCTGTAGAGGCGCTAGTGCTTGCAGCGTTTTGAGAAACCAACGCAGCAGCAGCGCTTGCCGCAGACTCTGCCGCTTTAGTGGTCGCGGTTGAGCTGCTACCAGATGCAGATGACGCGCTAGAAGCAGCGGCGGTAGCGCTTGAGGCTGCTGCATTCTGAGAAACTAGAGCGGCAGCCGCAGATGTAGCACTTGCAGCAGCGGAAGCGGCAGAATTTGTCTCAGCAGTCTCAGCATTAGTCTCGGCTGTTTCTGCGTTAGTCTCAGCGGTCTCGGCGGCAGTTTTTGCCACAACGGCAGCATCCTTTGCAACAACGGATGCGTCCTTTGCAGTCTCAGATGCTGTGGCAGACGTAGCCGATGCTGTGGCAGATGTGGCCGATGCTGCGGCAGATGTCGCGGATGACGTTGCAGATGTTGCCGCTGCTGTCGCTGAGCTTGCCGCCGCCGTAGCACTCGCCGCTGCTGCCGCTGACGTACCTACCCAGTGACTGCCAGAGCTGGCTGGGACGTTACCCGTGTTGCTGTTTTGCAAACTGGTGTACAAGATGCCATCTGTGCCTACCACATTCTCGTGGATAGCGTAGGTGCGAGTAGATAACCACGCAAAGGCTATGCTTGCCCAGTATGCCGTAACGCTGGCGGGATTGTTGTTTAAATTACTGTTCTGCAGGCTCTGATACTGGAGATTGTTGTAAGTAACAACTGCGCCAGTTTGATAGGTTATCCCGGCGTTCCATTCTACTGAGTACAGGAGCGTCCAGTATCCTGACGTAGACGTAGGATCGTTGTTCTGATTACCTGCGGCGAGAGATCGGTAGTATTGACCATCGCTACCCAATACCACAGCATCAGCACTGTATATCTTCGTAGCTACCCAACCGTCACCAAATACACTAGCCGTCTGACCTATCGGGTCACGAACCAGTATCTGTACATCATTCTTGTCTACCAGTATTGCTTTAGCAGTACCGCTGAAGAATATGTTTGGTTGCCTACCAGCCGCAGTTAAGATGACCGGGTTGGTATTAGCGATAGTCTGGTTGATGTCGCTGAAGGTATCTTTGAGAGTAGTTGTACCTGTCTCGTAGAAATATATCTTACCGCTGCTTAGAGGATCGCCTGCGTCATCAAAGTATTGTGCGTTTATCTCGCCAAATCTAGCCATTATTCGTTACCTATATCTGATCGAAGCTAAGCAGAAGCTCTCTCATTGCCCTAATTTGGGATTGCTCGTCCCTGCCCAGAGCTGCATCTGCGGCTCTTCTAGCCGTTGCCCTTGCAACATTTGCGTATGCGCCCGCTCTACTCTGAGACTGACCAACAGCTTCACCAATTTGACCCGAAAAGCTAGTTGGAGCCTCTGTGCCAAACATTTTATCTAGCTCTATTGTAAAGGCCGTCTGATTGATCACATCATCATCAAACTCACCGCCATATTTATTTGCAAGAGATTGCATTTCATCTATCGAGTCAAGCAGAAGGGCTCTATATTGAGCATTTGATCCAAGTCCTCGCAATCTAGTACCTAATGCCCTAGCAGCACTTGAGCTATCATAATTAACAGTTCCCATTGCGTCCTTGAAGTTATCAAGCGCGTCTATAGTTTCAGCATACTGCTGATTTGCAGCCCTATATCCTTCAAAATTTTCACTTAAAACTTCATTTAGGTCACGCCGCAATCCTTTGACTATATTTAATGTTTCGCCTGTCAATGGCTTTTGCAAATTTTGCGTACCATAAGTAACAAGCTCATCAATATATTTCTTCATTTTGTGAATCTCATAGGCGTCTATGTTTCTTCCTTGAGACATCCTTTTCACAATATTTTTCAAGACACGTTCCGCGCCAGAAATGCCAGCAATATCCGCAGCGGAGAAATCTAAAGTTAAATCAGGCTTTACTGTTACTCCAATCTCATCTAGTGCGCCAACAAAGTTATCTATAGCAGAGCCAAAATCAACACGATTTCCTTTTAGGTTATTTCTTGCATAACGGCCAATACTTTGACCTGCTTGCCTGTTAGCTTTCAACACCGATTTGTATCTGTCTAGCATAGACTGACCAGCTATATCTGTGCTTCTATCAAGCATTTTTGATCTAGTGTCTTGGCGGCCTCTTTCCATTCTAGTCATAGACTCAAGCATATTTCGCCTGTCTTGAGGACTAGACTCTCTTATCATTGCTACCAATCCTTCATCCCATCCGCTTCTTAAAGCAGCTGTTTGTGGAGGACTAACAACTGCTTGCATCTGCGGTCTTGGTTGAACCGGGCCTTCTGGGCCAACTGTTGTAGTAGCTCCAGATGGAGCTTCCTCTAGCCTGTATGGAGCGGTTCTGACATTAATCGCTTCTATGCCTCCGCTCTCAATGTCTTGCGCCGCCTGCCTTCTTGCTGGAGTTTGAACGGTTCTTCTAATCCTGCCAGCTTCTTCGGCTGCAACTGTTCCGACATCTGCGAGGAGCCTGCCTCCTTGTTCTTTAGCAACTTTGCCGCCTCCTCCAACAAAACCAATGTTTGCTAGAGCTTCTATATTTCTTGCGGCTCTTGGATATTCCTGAGCAAATTGCTGATATTGCTCCATCCCTGAGCCAAGCGCCTGCATACCATATCTCATAAGAGGTTGATCCATAAATATGCCTAGCTGATTGATTACCTCATCTTCCAAAACGTCTGGAGTTATGGCAGACACGCCTCTTCCAACATACCCAAGACCTTCTCCTATAAGATCACCAAGATAGGCCGGAACCTGACTTCCGGCTTGCAATATTGCTTCTCGTGGTGTCTGCTCGCCTCTTAACGTAGCGCCAAAAGCCTCTCGTACATTTTGCATGCGCGGGCCTTCGCTAGTTGCAAGAGCCTCTAAACCTCTTTCCGTAGCTCCGAGGAATGCTCTTCCTGTCGGGCCAATTCGAGGCTGCTCAGGCGCATCAGTTATGCCCAGCTCGCGCTTGACTGCGGCTTGAATAACTTCAGGACTCGTATTTGGAGGAAACTGTAAAATACGCCCGTCTGGCAATTCTGCGATAATATCTTCTTCCATTTCCTAGTCCGGTATTGGGTTGCCGTTTTCGTCAAATCGTATGACTCGCGGGCCAGCAGGCGCTCCCGCAGGCGCTCCCGCAGGCTGCTGAACCGATGACATTGCCGCGCTTAGGTCAAACGCTAACAAATCTTCGATATCTTGCGCTGTTGCTTCGTCGCCCTCTTCTCTGGCTCGCTGTATGCCTCTTCTTGCAGTGTTTTCTGCAATGGCTAACGCCTGCCTAAGAAGGCTTCTGTTTACTTCGTTATTCTGAGAAAATCGAGCAGATATGCTCTCCAATCTGCGCCCTTCATCTTCTGTAAATGCTGCACCAAAAGTTTCTCTTAATTGACTAAGCACGGCTCGGCTCAAATTTTGAGATAACTCACCAGCATCTGCGCCAGTAACATCAAAAAAGTCTGTAACAGCCAACTTGAAATCAGCGAAAGTTCCAGTATCAACACGATCAAGCAGATCAAGAGATCTCTTCAAGACCGCTGTTGAATCTGCTGCCGCAACAGCTCTGTCAATCAAGCCTCTTGCAGATTCAACTGCACCTTTAGCTCTCTCTACTCCGGTAGCCACATCAGACTCGTATACAATTCCTGACTGTATTGCGGCATCAAGAACACGCTGCTTTTCAGCGGCGTCAGTTATCAACATACCAGTTCTATCATAAACTTCAGGAGGCCCAACTCTAGGCTTGGTGACAAATGTTCCATCCTTGTAGTTGATGGTTTTTGCAGCACCCATCCTGCCCTCAAAACCTCTGTAGCTCATGAATTCCTGATAGTCAGGAGTTCCCGGTGTTAATCCAGCGGCTTCTGCCTGCAATTGCAATGATCTAAATGTTGAAGGTACTTGACCGCCAAACGGCTCAATCATTCCCGTCCTGACACCCATTTCTACCGTAGAGTCAATCTGCGGCAAAATGGCATCAAAACCTCCAGACATCAGGCTATCTGCTAAGCGCATTGTAGATGTAGTGTCTGCTCCTATTTGTTGCAGCAATTGCACCCGATCACCAAGAATATCCATTGCCTGTCTGGTGTCTCCGGTTTTAGCCAACTGCTGTATTCTGAGAGCATCCTGAGCAGCAGACTTTGTTAGCGCATCTTCTAGCTGCAAGCCGCCCATAACATTCTGCATTCTCTGTTGCTCTTCAGCTCGCATCTGCTGCCGAAACTGCGGGACTTGCCCTGTAGCAGCCGCGCCCAATCCTCTAAGCAGGGTAGGAACATCTGTCCTACGCTGTTGCATTGGCATTCTGCCGCCTAGTAGTGATGAATTGTCAGCCATTTATTTATCCTACGTTATCCTTGATATGCCAAACGGGTTATAAGCTTGATATCCAGCCGGAGCAGTTCCTGTCATCTGGGTCATATTAGATACTGGGTAAGTCGTTTGTGGTTGCGTTGAAGGAGTTAGCCCTTGCCCAAACTCATAACCCAATGCAGCGCCTTGCAGTATGCTTCCTGCTGCGTTTGGAGGAGGAACAAACTGTGCTGCTGGTACGCCTGCCAAGTTACTAGCTATACCTTGATTAATGTTGGCCTGTAATACCGCTAACTCAGTCTGTGCTGCCGCATCACCTGCTGCTGCTGACTGCTGTAACTGGTTCATGTAGTTGGTTTGGGCTGCAATCATAGGAGCCGTGCCAGCGCCCTGAGCCTGCTGTAGATCAGCAAGCTGAGATGATGTTGTGCCAATCATTCTATCTAACTGTTCGCCTGCGCGAGTCCTCATTCCTGCTACGTTAAGCCCTGTCTGAGCAGCAAGGTCGGCTGCGCGAGTACCTATGCCTAACGCAATATTGGATCGGCCTGCACCTAGCCCAGTTCGTAAATCAGCTTCGCTGACACCCAACTGCTGCGCTAAGTTAGCCAGCTGCGTACCTTGTTGTGTAGCTGCCTGCATCTCTGTGGTCCCGCCAAGCACACCCAGATTAGCTAATTGCTGAGCGCCGCCTGTGGCGATATTAGCAGCACTGCCTCTGGCGCCAAGCCCTTGAGCTGACAGCGCTTGAAGATTACCTATCTGATTTTGTAAGTCTTGAGAAGCCAGCCCTGTACCGTACCGGGCAAGCTCTTTCATGACATTACCACCACCCACGCCGCCTCTAGCGGCTGCGGTGCGGAGGGCTGCCTGCTCACCCTGCTCTCGCAGGAATTGCATCTGTGGGCTTTCCTGATAAGCCTGCTGAAATGCTTCTTGTCCCAAAGCGCCAGAGAGCGCCAGTTGCTGTTGTAGCGCCTGACCACCAGCCTGAGCGTATGGATCAAACATACCCTCTGCTCGCTGGAATCCTGACTCAATGTCAGCCCTAGCGCCTCCCAGAGCTTGCTGGAGAGCGCCTATGCCTGTTTGAGTACCCTGCATGATATCTTGTCTGGCTTGGCCTATACCGCCTCTGAGCGCTCCTATGCCGCCCAGTGTGCCAGCGGTCAGCTCTCTGCCTGCTGCGCCTGCGGTAGTTCCCAAAAGCCCTGTAGCCCTTCCTGCGCCGCCTAACGCAGCTTGTTCTGCTGCTGCCAAACCTACTGGTAGCTGTGGGCCAGCCATACCGCCTGTTTGTGCGTTTCTTAAAAGGTTGGGATTGTTTGCATCCGGGACCGTGGTCACGGGAGGCGAAACAACCGGAGGCGGCGCAACTGCAGGAGGTTGCGAAACAACCGGAGGAGGAGTTACAGGAGGAGGAGGAGGCGTTACAGCCGCCTGTGTAGCAGGAGGCGGCACTCTTTCTGCTCTCATGCGATCAAACGCGCTGTTCACAAAATCAAGCCCTAAACCATACTGGTCAGCTACCTGTTGAGCGGTTGTTGCTCCAGACGCTAAATCATCAAACACCTGACTCTGTATTCTGCCAAGATTGTTGTTAACGTAATCAACGCTAACGCCATATTCTTGAGCAACCTGCTGTGGAGTCTTCGCACCGCTTGATAGCTCACCTACAGCCCTGTTTATATCTTCTTGTGTAAATGCTGGGCGAGATGTATCTATCACCTTATCAAGTGGCCGAGTAGGAGTATTAACAGGTTCAGATTGGACCTGCTTCTCAATAACCTGCTGGATAGGAGGCGCATCAGTTATAACCTGATCATAAGCCTGTCTCGCAACCGCTGGATCAACACCCATCACATTTGCAATGTAATTAAGATCAGCGCCGACATCATCAATAAGCCTAGCGATCTCTGGGACCGTGGCATTTGGCGTAGACTTTATGAAATCGAGAACAATAAACTCGGCTTCTCTTACGCCCTCTGTATCTTCTCGCTTGCCTCTCATCATAACGGTATCTGCCCATCGCTTTGGAATGTCAGCATTGCTTGTTGCATTTGATCAACTGGCGCGGCTGCTTGTTGTGTGGCTTGTCCCTGACCGCCCGGAACAGGAGTAAACTGCATCTGCACTGGAGGAGCTTGATCTGCTGTGTTGACCACTCCCAAAGGCGCTAGCACTGAATAATCTAACTGACCGCCAACATTCTGAGCCTGCGGCATATATCCCAATGAACCAGTTCCAAGAAGAGCTGACATACGAAAAGGAACCGCCTCAGCGATTCGCTGCTGAGCCATATAGTTACCTTCCCGGAATTGCTCTAGCTGTGGTCTAAACATAGAACCAGCCAAAGCTAGCGCCCTGTTTGCGCTCTCTTGCCGGATGTCCTGAGACCTTTGATATGCTGGAGCTAATGGCTCTAACGCCTCTTGACCGAAGTTCTGAATGGCCTGCATAGCCTCACGGCGCATACGTTCTGAAGATTCTGTTTGGCCTTCTGCAGCTTTTCTTGCCTGCCTAGCGCCATACGCTCCCGCCGCCGCGCCCGCAAGGCTTCCTGCTACCGCTAATAATGGTACTGGCATCTGTGTTCTCCTAAACCGCTATCCAACCCTTACTTCGGTCACCACCGATCTCAGGCTGCATTTTTCTGTATTGAATTGATCCCGCGCTTCCAGTGGTGTCGAGATATAAACTAAATTGTACCGCTTCAACTACACCCTCTGGGCTTCCTGCACCCGTTATCGGTATAGATAAAGCCGCTTCCTGCGTAAACTGCCTGAATGGCTGCTCCATCGTGCCATTAGCATCAACTATCGGCTGAGCCGCGTTTAGCTTATAGCTCATTGCGTTGCCACAATGTCAGCAGTCATCTGTATAAATACTGGCTTTACAGGCTCACTCATCGTAAACCTAAAAAGCTCAAATCGTGAAGCCCTGCCGTTTCGGTTCCATATCACCCTGCGGTTGTACTCGCCAACCTTACCAATGCTGCGGTATCTAGCATCTGACCATATTTTACCATCTACAGACCGCTCTAATCCCACTTTCGGGTCCACAGCAGACGAATTACCTACACCGCTTTCAACTGTAAGCTCTAGCTCTGGCAGCACAAACGACTGCATATTGCTTTGAAACGGCTGAGTTACGATAGTTCTGCGAATCTCAGTGTTATATTCTGTGTACACATTCTGGCCTAACAGGCCAACCCTTCCATCTACCAGATCGCCAGCCCACAATTGATTGTATGCACGGACCAAAGCGTTTACCCGATACGCACCTAGAGCGCCATCAACAAATGACTTCCTTTCATGCCATCGCTTGCTGATCGTGTCATAAACCAACGTAGTGCCGGGTAGCGCAAAGCCAACAAAATACGCACCTTTTTCTGCGTATGACCAGCTATATATATCAAGTATCTGGGCCTCAGTAAGAGCACTTAGCTCTTTGTCTATCGCAGTGGTAGATATCTTGGCTACACTGTTACCGTTTAGCGCCCAGATCGCAGGCGACTCATTCGCACCAGCACCAACAAACACAAACGTATCTTGAATAGACTGAATGCTAAACGGGCTAGATATACCTTTACTCAGGAACAACCCTGTGCGCTGGAACGGAAAGTCAGCGCCGCCAATGTTCTGAAATGCTTCTATCGTCTGCGAACCGCCGATAAATAGCTGGTTCTTGAAAACTATCGGAGCAACGATTTCATCTGGGTCCGACTCTGCAGTGCCGAAGTCTAGCGCGTTATACGCCAAACCATCATTCAATGCGCTGACAATAAACTTCTTGGTGTCTGTCGTTAGGCAGAAAAACCCGTCAATAAAAACAACCTGCTGCGGATTACCGTTAGCCGTAAAATCAGAATCAGTAATCTGAGCAAAAGTATTAGCAACGTGATTGTAGATGTATCCAGCACCGCCCGGAACCAACAGTAATAACTGCGTTCCGTTGTCAGCCATTGACACCCTGCCACTACCACCTATCGCCACATTGCTTCTTGTCGTAAGAGTGTAGTCCTCTGCCATACTGTACAGGTGACTGCCGATCAGAAAGTAAGGCACACCATTCATTTCATGAGCGCCGCGGCAGTTGTTTAATTCACTTGCGCTAGCAACCTGAGTAAGTCCGGGAGTGCCGAAGAGAGTCTCCTGATTCAACGCAGGAGCCTGAGCTATGTTTGGGTATAAGTTAGTGCATTCCTGCGCTGATATCGGCAGAGAATCGCTCTCATAGTACCCGTTAGCTATTGGCAGGATGACTTTTGGCATTAATTAACTAATCCAAGAATTGCATCAGTAACTACCACATTATCTGTGCTGGTCGCGTTACCAACATACAATTCAACGTAATCATTTTGAGCTAAGGACACATTGAAAAACGTAGAGCAGTTTGCCGTTTGCGCCGTGTCTACTTCTCTAACGATTTTAGATCCAGCCTCTACCGTGCCATTCTTGGCAATCTGTATAAACAAGTCTTGATTGTTTGCAGACGCAGGCTTAATAGTAGCGGTAACGTGGACAGCAACTACTCTAGTCGTTGTTCCGTTGTAGACAATCTTGCCAGTAGTATCTCCGGTAAAACCTGACTGTATACCCACCGTAAACGTGCCTGCGGCTTTAACTGGCGTTCCTGCCGTTCCAATGGTCGTTGCGGTAGAGTTACCCTGAATATGCACCTGAGCATACGGCAGAGCATCTGCTGATAACGTGACGTAGTTACTTGTTGAAGTAGCGGTTATCCCATCACCACCAACAATACTGGCTATATCAGGAGTAGCGTCAGTAGTGTTTAGGAGCAGAGGTCTACCAGTAGAATCAGCGGAAAAGTTATGCTTTAGCTCTACACCGTTTTGGGAAGATACGCTAGCCAATATCCCAGCGCCGCTCTCGATGTTCCTGATCTTGTTTACTGAGCCATCTATGTCTAAGACTGCAATACCAGTAGCCGCACCAGTTTGCGTGATAGAGCCTGTAACACCGAGACCGCCAACGAAGTTAGCGTAACTGATCTTGTAGTTTGTGCCGTTTACGAAGTAGTCCATAAACGCGCCAGCGTCTACCGAAGTCTTCGCAACAAAATCTGACTTCTTCCTGCCCTGCGATCTATCAACCATTTGTATTTAGCTCCAATCCTATCGCGCCAGTAGATTCGGCCAATATTTCTTCTTCAGACTCTGGGTAAAAATGTCCGGGAAAGCCAAACAACGTATCTTCGTTGCCTGAACCAATCGGAAGTGTTGCAGGATTCTTGCTCTTACCTAATGTCTGCCCTAACAGGCGCATTGTGTTAAAACCATCCCGCGCAGCCTTCACCAGACCTTGAGAGATCACGCCGTTATAGTCAGGCGCAACCTCTATAGCCATATTAGCAATCAAGCCTCTCAGGGCGCCTGTAGGAATCGTTACGTCATCACCTAAGTCAGATACCTCTGTGTACCCTAGCTGGATACCCTGAGCGTCTAGCTCGGTCATGTAGTTATTCATAGAAAATATGAAATCACTATACTCATCAGGCTGCAGCGGTGCCTCACTGGCCTGCACTAGAATTCTTTGTAAGGATGCCTTTGCAACCTGCGCCACAGTAGCCATTATTCGAAATTCATTCCTTTTTGCTTTATACGTTTTTGCACAGACTTGGACAATTCGCCTAAGTGAAATAGTTGAACGCTAGATTTTGTATGCGATTTGCCAGTGTGCAACGTCCCATCTTCCATCTTGTGCATTTCACCAGAGTGTAGTTTGCCGCTCCTTGTATAATGCGATACACCTTTAGCCATTCGTCACTCTCCGCGCTTAGTATGGTTTTTTCTTTTTGCCTTTTTTGTTTGGCATTTTTGCCTCCTATTCAAATGTTGGTTTTTTCTTCTTAGCAGTACGCGCACTCTGTCGGAATGCGCCAGCAGTAGGCGCTCCAGCGCTTCCCGGCGATCTCATGCGCTCAGGTGTTCTGCCCTGCGCTCTTTGCCGCTTTATCCTTTTCCGCTTCTTGTGGATATTGGAATAGAGACCGTCACTCATACTTAGCACCCTTGCTTTTCATCGACTTAGCACCTTTACATTTCCAGCGCTTGCGGCTCAAGTTGTTAGGAGTATTGGGATCGTTTTGCTTTTCTTTTGGCAATCTTTTCTTGATGCCAAGAGACCGAGCACAATAGGAATCACCCTTACTTGTACCCGGCTTGACTCTCGGACCACCTCCTTTGGCTTCGCCAGCCTGCCCGTAGGAGACTCGCTTACCGCTTTTGGTGACCTTAACTTTAGCTTTGCCTTTTCTCGGTTTAGCCATAAAAAAATTGGGAGCCGAATACTAAACAGCTCCCATAACGTCTCAAGGGATTATGCTACGCCGAAGCCTTGACCAGCCATAAACGGATTGAATGTTGCGTATGCAGGCAACAAGTCAAAACGAATCTTCTGGGTGTTGGCATCACCATCTGCGTACTTACTAACTCGAATGCTCATACCGTCTTCGGTAGTAGCAATAGTGTCAGTAGAGTAGAGCTTAGGCAGTTTCACAGTACCCATTCCAAATGCTTGCTTAGTGAAGAACAAGTTTGGTTGGTACAGAGTAGCTGAAGCACTAAGAACGGTAACTACAGCACCGTTAGCAGGTGCAGCGTCTACAGTGTTGTACTGACCATTAGCCTCATAGATCGCAGGACCAGCAACAACAAGGTTGCCAGCACCACTACCGTTAAGAGTAACGTCAGCAGTTACAACGCCTGTCCACGGCACGTTAGCGCCAGCAGCGTCAATCATAGCTGTGCGAGTGTCTAGGTTCAGACGGTTCACATCAGCGATTGTGATCATATCACCAGCCTTAACTACCATATTTGCTTGGAGAGCAGTAACGGCGATAGTCTGAGTCATAGTGTCTTTAGCTGTGACATAAGTTGCGTCAGGAGCCGCAGACAGAGTACCCGCACGGTCAGCGCCAGTGCCAGCAGTAAAGCTGGACAGAGCGTTAGATGTCAGCGCTCGCAGACCGCCAAAGTTCTGAGAGATTTGTGCATTCTCCCAAGCGGTACGAACCAACTGATCTGATGCGTTCAGACCTTGCTGGATGTTAGCAAGTGCGCTAGTAGTAAAAGGATTCATCAGGTAGTAGCGTTCTGCAGCAGCAGGTACGCCGATAGAATCCATCAGTGCACCAGCACCAGCTACATCTCCCCAAGCATCAACAGCCTGACCGTGAGCACCATACTTTAAAGATGCGTTCTTGAGCATAAAGCTCGCAAGGTCAATCTCCAAATCGGTTACGATTCGTCGTGCCATTGGGTTAAGGATTTGCTCCAACTGGTCGAGTTCCAGAGCCTCTTCGACGTTTCCCCACTCAGTGGCTACGGTGAAGTAGTTCTGTACAGTACCAGTTGCTTTACCAGCAATGATGTCTGACTTTGTAGCGGATGAAATATTACCGCCAGAAGTACGGATGGAGTTGTAGTCATGTGGACGCTTGAAGTCTACATTGCTACCACTTGATGGGTTGAATTTGCCACTCAGGAGTTGAGTGTCAACGGTCTTTGTTACAACCCGGCTGGACTCGAATGCCTCTAAAAAGACACGGGCCACTTTCCGGGTAATATTGCTATTAAGATTATTAGCCATTTTCGGATCACCTCATTCATTCAAACATTGCTCCTTTCGGTCCTCGCGCTTTAGGCGCAACACCAGCTTTTGCTGGCTGCTCAACCGGATCAGGAGCGGCATTTACTTTAGGTTTCAATGCAGCAGCCTTTTCTCGTACATGAGTTGCTATCCTCACCGCAGCTTGCGCCGGACTCATAGACCGGATGGTGTCTAGCTCGGTTACGTTCTGACTGAGGTACTTTGTTATGGCTGGTCCCAGATCGTCCTCTAAAATATAGTTGACTACATCATCCGAGATGCCAAACGCAGCAACGGAATTACCCGCTGCCTGTAACTCTTCATTAGTAATGCCAAGCTGGACAGCTCGCTGCGAGTAGGTAGATACCTTCTCGTTCAAAGCCTCCTGCTGTTTCATTACCTGCTCTTGTTGCAAACGCTGTGCTTCCTGTTGTTGGAAGCGCTGCTGTGCATCAAATGCAGCCTGTCTAGCTATGGCTTCATCGCGCATTCGGAGCTGTTGCTGATACTCCTGATCACTCAGGGCATACGGGTCCGGCTCCTTCGGCACGTTTGGCCTTTCCTGCTTTGGCATCTGCTGCTCAAGGCTTGATAAACGCTGTTTTAGCTCTTCAGCTTCTCGCTCTTTTTCCCTGAGCTTGAAAACTTTCTCAGCTATAGCTTTATCAAACGCCTCTTGCTGCCTATCGTCAAAGACAGGTTTGGTTTGTTTTTCCTGAGCCTCCTCAGTATCCGGTGATGATTCGGAGCCAGTTTCCTGACCTTCGGTTTCTACGTCTTCAAGCTCTATTTCAGCCTCATCGACAATATCTTCCTGTTCCATCTTACCTTCCGTAAATGCCGTCAAATAAACGGTGACGTTCCGTGCCTCCAAGTAAGCGTGGAGTTCGCTGTAGCCTAACTATACCACATATTGTGCTTTTGCAAGCAATTATTGCAAATGCACTTGTTTAACACTTTCGTATACTTTGTTATACTCACTCAATGGATGACTTAATTAAAAAGTATTTTGACTGTTTCGGACACCTTGATTTTGAAGGTATTTTAACCGCAGAAGAGATATTCGAATCTGGCAGCTTTACTGAACACGAATCTATTTTAATCCACGAGATTCTAAGTTCCGATATACACCTTCCAGCCATTGTTCATTAGCCATTTGATAATCTTGAGCCGATCCTGATGTCTGAAAAGACCTGTACGGGTCATGCCTGCCAGCTCTTGCCGCTATTGGGTCAGGATACATAACATCATAAGGAACCATTGGTTCCGTTATTGCAATTCCGCCTTGACTCGGAATAATCGTGTTGTAAGACCTATTCAGAGTTGGATCAACAACCATGTCAGATGGATTTATATCCGTTGATACCATAGCCCTAGCACCGCTCATGCCTTTGGGCATATTCATCATTTCTTGCTCATTGACAACAGAGTAAATGTCATTTGGTATTGGGAACCCTGATTTCTGAAAAGCTGGTTTGTTTAATATTGCATCTCCCATAAAGGCTTTACGCTTGTTTCCTGCTGAAGCAGTAGGAGAATCTGTTGTCAGCCATTCCAATAGCTGCTCCGGTGATTCATAACCGGGCCAACTTTCTGGTATTCCTTTCAGGTCTTTGTTATTTGGATTTAAATTGGCAATAGCCGAGTCCAGCATAACAGCCTGATCTCTGGTCAAATCACCTTGTTGCTTTATCATGTTGACAGCAATTTGAGACGGCGGCACAGAAAAATTAGAGCCGGGATTTGCCATTGCTGTGTACATCAATACTGGGTCTTGCTGCGTCTCTTCTCGCACACGATTAACGTGAGCTTGCTTGCTTCTAGCAGCGCCGCCCATGCTCATCCAGTTACCATATCTGTCTAAATGCTGCGGGCCTCCTTCTACCAGCACTGGATCAATGTCGATTCCAGATACTCTATCAACTTCTCCGTAAATTGTTTTGTCAGCAGGCAAAATCACCAGAGGCTTTCCTAGCAAGTCTTCGTAAGTCGCAGATTGCATAAACAAATTGTCAGGCTGAGTATATCTACCGCCCAGCAGTCGAGCCTGTTCCCGCATTGCAAAGTCTGGATCAGTTTCGTATCTGTTTACTAGACCGCGATACGATCCTTTTGCAATATTTTCTGGTCTTGACTGTAAGTCAGTCGCAGCCATTAGCGGGTTAGTGCTGTAACCTTTTTCGTTCCTAAAATCTCTGGGCGGTGTTTCAACAATCCTGCCAGCCTCAGCGGTCTGTACTACCGGCCCGTAATCGCTTCTTGTCGGGACATCGATGTAACTTCTTAGGCTGGTTTCACTTGCCTTTATACCTTTTGCAGCAGCGTCTCCTAAAATTGGCAACATTCCAGCAGCCAAAGCCGTGGTGTCTATAGCAGTGCCTATCAGATCACCAGAGCCAATGGATTGACGCAGGTCTCCTACGCCAACGGCATCGCCTACGCCGGGAATGAAGTCCATCGCTCCTACCGCAGTATCTACTAGCTGGCCTGTGCGATAACCTTCTCTGCCTGCAATATTGCTACCGCCAAAGAAGTCATTTAGAGCTGATCTTGCGGTCTCTCTGAACGCAGGATTGAACGGATTGTATGACGTAGGCGCAGCCTCATAACCCAAGTTTCTTGGATTGGTGTTTAGCCCTCGGCGATTAGCCTCTAGTTGTGCAAGCTCTTGGTCCGTTCTAGCCATTGTTGACGACTCTCATCAGCTCAGCGTCAGACATCATAGCCATCCGGGCCTTGCGCTCCTGCTCATCCATCATATCGGTCATCTGCTCTTGGTTGTCTAGCTGATCACCAAATGCCTTGATGTTGGTGTGGTCTATTGTTGCGCCAGCCTTCTCAGCCTCTACCTGCGCCTTTATGCGATTGGTTTGGGCGTTGAAGACATCAACTTGCGTCTTGGCTTGCTCGGCTACCAGCTCGTTTTGATCGTTCTGGGCTTGCAGCTGTATCCTCAAGGTGTCGTTCTGCACCTTCTGTGCGTCTATCTGGGCCTTCATCATGTCAGCCTGAGCCTTCATCTGCTCTGCCTGCGCGAGCACCATTGCGGGATCAGGAGCCTGTTGTTGTCCCTGCGCCTGCATCTTAGCGGCCATCTCTTGCAGCTCTTCCTCGGTCATCTGGGATTGCGGGATCAATCCGGCAGCAATCATCTGTATCCGCTTGCGCTCTGCAATCTGTGATGCTGCAGGTGTGGCTATATTCTGCAGAAGCAAATCACCAGCGATCTGCATCAGGCTTGGATCAGTCTGAGCCAGCGTTGTGATTGCTTCGATGGTCTCCTGCTGACGGTTGCGGAAGCTAGGTCCAGCCCGACAGGTAACGTCATAGGTTCCAACCTGCAGATCATTGACGGTGACAATCTCGCCTGTGGCGTTGTCGATCACCTTCTGATTGATAGGCACCATATCGTAGGACTCATCCTCGCGGAGTATCCTGACCTGACGCTCTGTGTCGTAGACCATTGGTATAGCATCCTTTAGGAGCCTTCCTGTAGCCGCTACCGCAATCTCTAGGCCGCGACTGTACTTCATCGTGCTATTGGTTCCACGGTCCTGCAACTGCTTGATAGCAACGCCAGACTGTAGACCGGGATTGTCTCCCATATTCGCAGCGAACATACCAGCCGTCTGGCCTATGATTGCTCGCATAGACTCAGATATCCGCGCTAGTCCGGGATTGACCTGACTTCCTCCCTGCTGCTGTGGCACGGCAGGTGACTCTGGGTCTACGTTGTAGAATTGTACGGGATCAGCGTTGGTGTTTAGCGTTTGGAGCTGCTTCTCATGCCCTGAAGCCTGAGCCATTGTCATCCAATACTTGGCCCTCGGAGCAAGCGCACCTTCCTCTATCTCACGGGATACGCTGTAGTTCATCACCCGCTGCGGATCAAGCAGCTTCTCAACTACTCCCCAGTAGATTGTCTTGTTCTCGAATATCTTGAAGTTGGCGTAAGCTGGTACCACAGGAATTCGGCAAAATACGGTCTCTTTCTTGTCTTCTAAGAAGTCTTTCGCATCAAAGAACCGTGAGCAAACATAGTGCTTCTTGCGGGTCCGGCGCTTTGCCTCAGTTACACCAATGGCTGCAAGATCATCTACAACCTTCTCAAAGTCTTCATTAACCTCATGCACCTGACCGTTCGACATCATGACCAGCTCGCGGTCTTCTGACTCAAGATAAAGAAACTCACCAACCACAATGCACTCAGCCTTGTCGTAGTATGCTTCGCCTTCCCGGTCATCATCTACGCTTTCACCAGAGCCTTCAGGGAATCTGGCCTCGTACTCATCCTTCGCCATTGCGTGAAGCACGAAGGCATAACGACTGTCGGACTTATCCTGATTCTCTGCTGCGGGATCAAACCACACCCGATCTACAAAGTTTCCTATGTGCTCAATAGCTAGGTCTTGGTCGAAACTATTGTCATCAACGTATTTCTGGACCACGCGCCAGCCATCCATCCCGCCGATCACCATATTGCGAGCGCACTGGGCATAAGTAGTCTTGGCATTAGACATCTGCTCAATGTTGCGGATGATGCCGTCATAGGCAACGGCAAGGTCTTTAGTTGCATCGCCTCCAGCTGGAGATACTCGGATGTCGTAGTCGGATTGCTCTATCTCAGAGGCAACCTGATCCACTATGGGATTAACCATATCGAACGTATAGCGCGGCTTGGCTTCGTTAGAGTTCCACCAGTACGGCTCCCACTGACCATCACGCTTATCTAAGAACAAATGAGCTTCTCTGACGCGCTCACGGTTGTCCTTGTCTGCTTGCTGGCACTTATCCAGCAGCTCGATAACGTCCTGATGCTCCTCGTAATCTGCTTTGTAGGCAAGATCGTCCTCAGTCGCACCGCGATCCTCTAGCTCTTTGCCATCATCATAACTAGCCATAATTCTTCCATCCTGAGAAATTTATCTCTACAGGTTTGACATTTTTAAGTTTTGGCGAGTGCATTGACATCATTAAAGCATCGCCCATATTCGGAGAAGGTATTGAATACGGCTTCTTCGCCATTTCTATCTTGCTCAGTATCTGGATTTTACCAGAGTTTGAGCGCTTCAACGGAATTCTGCAAACCTCAGAGCGCAACTGCTCAATGCTATTAATGTCTGATGACAGGCTAATCAGCTCTTCTGGATTGATGTACTGGCCCTTCACCACAGCCCGATACGTTGCCTCAAACCTATCCCGTAAAGTCCACCACATTTGGGCACGTTTGTTAAAGAAGGTTTCTTTATTAGTCTTTGCTCTCTGGCTTCCACCTAACGTGTATGGCATCTCTGGGTCATAAGGCGACTCGGAACCCTTGAACATGTGATACTCCATCTTCTTGCCTTCAAGCGCCTGATCTACTTGTCGCTTGAGGCTTATCCCAAGACCGTCACAGTCCCAGATGAAGTGGTCTGCCTGAGCTGCTACTGCCTTGTCCAAGGCCCAGTCCATACCCTCATTGGCATCACCTGTTAAGTTTTCACACACATCCAGAATGACGTTGCCGTGGCGCAGCGCGTAACCCTTACTGTCACCGCCCTCATCCGATGGATCGTGCGAAGCAAGCAAAGCACCCTCTGGCTTCCATCCCAGCTTCTTGTGCGCGTCTATCGCGGCATCAAACCAGTCAGGCTCTATGATACTGTCCTGCACCGTATCTAAGTGCTTGCCTTCCCAGATGTGCTCGTACATAGCTCTGGGTAGGTTCTGCCGATCATGTATCCGCTCCTGTTCTAGCGGAGTCTTCACAAACCACGGGTTATCTTCGTAGTTCATCCTTATCACTAGGTGCATATCGTCTTCATATATCCCATCACGGTTGAGCTGCTTCTCGAAAGGCTTAATAAATCTCTCAGAGAAAGCATCAGTGCTGGACCGTGGATTACCCGACAGCCATATCTGACTGCCTGCTTCCCGAAGCGTAGGAGTTAGAGCCTTTAGACTATCGAAGGATATTGTTTGTGCCTCTTCAACCCAGAACAGGTTAAAGCCGAACATTGACTTGACCGCCTCTACGTTGCGAGCCAAGCCTCTAAATTTAAAGCTAGGTTCACCGTTGAAGAGTATCTGATTGTTTTGGACCTCAAAGTCCTCAAGCCCGTAGCTCTCTATCTGCGAGGCCAGCAGGCTGTGTACCGAGTCATCAATGGAGTTCTGAAA